CTGATGTCTGGGGTACTTAACAGCTCGGGACGCTTGGTCCAGGTACTTGCTACACGAGTTCTACTGATGGTACTCGACGTCTCGTGTTCTCGCTGTCTTTGCCCATGTATGACGCGATTCGATCGACCAATCTGAGTACAACTGCCATGTTTGGCGTAACTCAGTATTATGCCTAATGGACGCGGGCGCTGGTTGATTCCAGCGCCCCCTTCCTTCTCATTCCTAGGGGGATCCCATGCGCCCAGTAGTCCTTACGAAAGCCCTTGTGGCAGCTTCTGCCACCAACATCTGTCTTTCGCAGACCCCTGCGGGAGCTGGTGCCCTTACTCTTAATGGCTCGACTGTCACTGGTGGTGTCGCTACTCTGGACACCCAGCGCCGTGTGCTTGCGACTACTGCAGGCGCGGACACTGGTAAGACGCTCGTGCTTACCGGAACGGATATCCAGGGTAACACCATCACGGAGACCCTGACTCTGCCGTCTGCCAGCACGGTCGCTTCGACCCGCGATTTCTACACCATTACTTCGGCAGTGGTTTCAGCCGCTCTGGCGGGCGCGATCACGGTTGGCACCAACACCACCGGTTCCACTGTTTGGGTCCCGATGGACATCAACGGTGCTTACGGTTCTCCGATCGGCATCCAGTGTACTGTTACTGGCACGGTAACTTACACCGTCGAATACTCTCAGGACGACCCGTTTAACTATGTTACTGCCTTTCCGTTGGCTTTCTCGTCCACGGATACTGGCGTGGTTAGCGCTACTACTAGCAAGCAGTCTGTTTTCAGCACAATTCCTAGGGCTACTCGTCTGACCATCACTTCGGGTACGGGTTCAGTGGTTTATACCGTGATCCATACCAGTCTTGCCGGTGCCTAATTTAGAAGATCTAGCGTCGGACGCTTGGCTGGTTTATGATGCTTGTATGGCGCATGGATATTCACCCGCCGAGTATGGTTGGGGTTGGGGTGAGTGTCTTGCGTTCTTGAGGGTTAGGAGACATTAATGGCTACCTCAGGAACCGTTGGGACTGTATCGTTCAATGTGGCGAAGCTTTCTGAGCACGCCATGAGGCGATGTGGTCGCAAGGCGTCAGACATTACCCAGGAAGTATTGGAAAGCGCGATCGACCAGATCATGTTCTTCCAATCTATGCTCGCGTCTCAGGGGTTGTATCTCTGGACCATTGCTCAGACTCCCGTTGGAGTTATTCCTAATCAGCTCCAGATGCCTCTTCCAGTGGGAGTGATTGATGTCGATAATGCCAATTACCGGACTCTCACCCTCCTCTCCTCTGGCGGCACGGCCTTCGCGTCTAGCGGCACGGCTTCGGGCGCTTTTAATCAGACTTACCCGTTTTCCTCTCCGTGTACTCAGACCGCGATTAACGGCAACATTGGGTACTTATTCAGTAGCGCAGTCGCCGTCACACAAGCCGGAATCTGGTTTAACGTTGCCGGAACCTACGACCTCATATTCGAGTATTCATCAGACGGTACTACATATACGACTGCTCTCGATGTTAGCTCTACTAGTTATGCTGCTGGGCAGTTTTATTGGTATGATATAGCAACCCCTTATGATGCATTGTACTTCCGAGTGCGGGAAACGGGTGGAGCAACGCTGAATGTATCGCAGCTAGCGTTTGCTAATAACCCAACTGACATTCCGCTTTCTCGTCTTAACCAAGACGATTATGCTAATCTTCCTAACAAGTCGTATTCCTCCGACGGACAGCGGGCGCTCCAGTATTGGCTTCAGCATGGGCGAACCTACCCAACAGCTTACCTTTGGCCGGTTCCGACGAACGCGTTTGATTACATCGTGTTCTGGACCCATCGATATTTACAAGACGTCACTGCCGCGCAGCAAGAAGTGGAAGTACCCCAGCGCTGGTGGGAAGCTCTTGTGTCTGATCTTGCCGTTCGTTTGTGCTTGGAAGACCCGACCTTCGAGCCTAATCGGTTCCAAATTCTCCAGGGGTTAGCTGATAAGGCTTTAAAGAACGCGCAGGCTGAAGAGCGTGACAACTCGCCGGAGTACATCACTCCAGCTATTGCGGCATACACACGATGAGCGAAGCCCCCGGCACTCTTTCGGTTGCGATATGCGATCGTTGCAAAATGAAGCGGAAGTACACGGAACTTGGTCCTGATCCGAACTTCCCGGGCATTCGAGTCTGCCAGACTCAAGGATGCCGCGACCAGAAGGACCCCTGGAGGTTGCCAGCGAGGCAGTCTGATGCGATAACCCTGCGCTTTCCGCGCCCAGACGTCAAACTAACGGTTTAGGACAAAAAATGACCAACACGTATACGGACATTTTCGGCGGTACTGCGGTCAGCGCTTCTAATCCTAGCTATTCTACCGTCACTCTTTCGGCTAATACCACTTACACGTGGCCGGGAACCATTGACGGCTCCAATCCTCTTGCCGACATCATGAATGTCACGGCTACGGCGGGCAGTCTTAAGTTTATTATGCCCCCCGGTAATCAGGGATCTACTGGAGCGTCTGTTCTTTTTGTTAATAAAGGTTCTAATTCTTTTCAAGTCGTGGCTAATGATGGCGTTACAGCCATCGTAACTATCACGGCGGGTCAGGGTGTCTACGTTTATCTTACGGACAATTCTACAGCCAACGGCACTTTCAGCACAGTTGGTTTAGGAACTGGTACTTCTAGCCCAGACGCATCCTCGCTTGTTGGGTATGGTCTTACAGTCTCTGCAACTACGCTTAATACCGCTCATACTGTTACTACCCAGTCGGCTAATTACGCCGTGTTGGCGGCTAATCGTGCGGGCCTTCTTACGTGGACGGGGGGTGCTGGTTCGTTTACCATGTCTCTTGCCTCCACGATGGGCAACAATTTCTTTTATCTGGCGTCTAATCAGGGGACCGGCGCTCTTAGCCTAACACCTACTGCGCCGGATACCATTGATGGGTCCACCCCTTCGATTGCTCTAAACCCCGGCGAGTCGTGCTTCGTTATTTGCTCAGGATCCACATGGTACACGGTTGGGAGCGGTCGTTCTAATACCTTTGCTTATTCCATTCTTAGCAAGAACGTTGCTGGTAGCTCTAATGTTACCCTTACTACGGCTGAAGCCGCTAACCTTATTCATACATATTTTGGCGCTTTGACTGGCAATATCAACGTAATTTTGCCGACAGTAATTCAGCAGTACACCATTTATAACAATACAACTGGCGCATACACCCTGACGGTTAAGACTTCAGCTGGTACGGGTTACACCATTACCCAGGGTTATCGTGTTATCGTGTATTGCGATGGCACTGATATTCTTAGCTCCAGTACCCTTGCCACCGGCTCAGTGTCTTCAGTGGGCATCACCCCCCCAGCAGCGGGCATCACTGTTTCGGGGTCTCCAGTTACATCAAGCGGCAACATAACATTAGCTTTGGCTGATGACTTGGCGGCGCTTGAAGGTCTCACCGGAACCGGTTATGCCTATCGAAGCGGCACTAGCACGTGGGCGGTGTCTACTTCAATTGTTGCTACTGGTGCTCATGGTACTAACGCTTTTGGTGCGATTGCCGCTGACACTCTCCTTGCTTTCAACACCAATACTGGCAGTGCGGCAACGTCTTACGGGTTGGTAATGGCTCAGACTGCTCAGTCTGGTGTTACTACCTTGTATGAGGCGTTTCGTTCGGCCCCGCAAACCGCTGTTGCCGCGTTTACTCTTGCCACTCTTAGGCATTTTTCGGCTGCTAATACCTCGCTAGGCGTTGGTTCGGCCATTACTACCCAACAGGGTTTTTATAGCAATATTACTGCTGCTACAGGTGCCTGGAACTTCTATGCGGCTTCCACGGCAAACAACGCTTTTAATGGCAACACAAGGTTTGGCGGCGTCACCGCCCCTACCGTTGCTGTCGATGTCACAGGTTCGTTGTCTGTTTCTGGGGCTATTGTCGGTCGCATCAATCCGCGCATAACCAACGTGGCTTCTAGTGCCACACCAACGCCAGACGTTTCCACAACGGACCAGTACAATCTAACTGCGCTGGCTGCTGCTGCGGCTTTTGCCGTTCCTGCTGGCACGCCTTTGGATGGTCAAAAGCTTATCATTCGCATTAAGGACAACGGCACTGCTAGGGCGCTTACTTATAATGCGATTTACAGGGCTGTTGGTGTCACGCTCCCCACCACCACGGTGATTTCCAAAACTACTTATTTGGGGTTGATTTATAATGTTGTTATCCCGTCGTGGGATGTGGTTGCAGTAGCCACTGAGGTATAAGGAGGCTAAAATGAATTGCGCTGTTGTGGATAATAATACGATGATCGTAATTAATGTCATTGTGGCAGATCCCGCAATAGACCCGCCGCCTGATGGCTGCATCTTGGTTGGCTTAATTGAGGGTGAATTTTGTGATATTGGCTGGGTTTATGATCCTTCCACCAACACATTCTCCAACCCCAACCCCCCTCCTCTTGAAGAGGCAGTCCAGCTTCCCGTTGAAGAGGTTGTGGTCTGATGCCGACTACGCTTCTCTTTACAACAGGAACTACTTGGACTGTTCCTGCTGACTGGACTGATGCTGGTAGTACCATCAGGGTTATCGGTGGTGGTGGTGGTGGCGCGCGTTCTGCCACTGGAACGGCCCGTGGCGCGGGCGGAGGCGGCGCTTATTCTTCGGTAAGCGCAATAGGAATTACAGCGGGTGCCACAGTATATATTTCAATCGGATCCGGTGGCGCAGGCGGTACTGCCGCTTCCTCGAACTTAGGCACTAGTGGTGGCGATACTTGGATTAATAAGACAACCAACTCTGCTCCAACGCTTGCGGCTGATGGCGCTCTTGCTAAAGGGGGATCTGCTTCAAGCGGAACTGGTGCTGGTGCGGGTGGCGCTTCTGCATCTGGCGTTGGCTCTACGAAGTATTCTGGCGGCAGTGGTGGATCTGGGGGTGCCACTTCCAATAGTGGCGGTGCTGGCGGCGGTTCCTCGGGCAGTGATCTGGGCAACGGGTTTGCCGGGGGCAATGCTGGCACTGTAAACAGATCTAGCGGTGCGGGTGGTGGAGGTACGGGTGGCGCTGGTGTTGCTGGCAGCACAACTGGGCAACAAACGGGCGGCGCTGGCGGCTTAAGTTACTCTGGCGGCGCTGGCGCTACTGGCGGCACTTCACCCGGCGGGACTGGCAGCACTGGAACAAATGGTGCGGGTGGTGGCGGCGGTGGTTCGTGTACTACCCCGACGGCTGGCGGGACTGGCGGCATTGGTGGGGCTGGAACTGAATATACTGTTACGGCTGGAGGAACTGCTGGCTCTGGTGGTGGTGGCGGCGGCGGTGGCGGTGGTGGTAACGGTGCGGGTGAAAATGGTGGATCCGGTAGCTCCGGTGGTTTGTATGGCGGTGGCGGCGCGTCTTCTGGTGGCAGCGCCGGAACAAACCCGAATGGTGCCGCTGGCGCTCAAGGCGTTGTCATCGTCACCTATAATCCGAATACAAGCTACTTCTTTGCTCTCTTTTAAGGGTGTAATGTCTTCAGTCCCCAGACGGGATGTTGAGGTACGTTCTCTGGCACGAAAGTAGGTAATCATGATTTTCGACAAGCTAATCAATCCGGACTTAGGCGAAAATCTAAATTCTTCGTCGTCCAGTGAACGGGAATCACTTCCTGCTCACGTTGACCAGTGCACGATGCGCTACCGAGAACTCGCGCAGGGACTCCGGTCGTTGCAGCAAATGCAATGGGTTCTCATGGTTGTTTTAATCTTGACCGGGGGCGACAAGATCTTGGGTGTCTTCGCCAAATTAGTAAAGGGATGATCATGGACAACTTTTCGCGCGCTTTTAATCTTGTAATAAGCTCTGAGGGAGAGTACTCTAATGATCCGCATGACCCGGGCGGGGAGACCAAGTTCGGCATCTCCAAGTCGGCTTATCCGGATCTGGATATCGCAGCTCTCACTCTGGTTCAGGCCAAGGAGATCTACAAGAAAGATTACTGGGACGCGGTGAAAGGCGACCAGTTTAACTGGACGGTGGCTTACCCCCTGTTTGATTGCGCTGTTAATCAGGGCCGGGGACGGGCGATTAAGTTCGCGCAGGTCGCGGCGGGCGTGAAAGACGACGGCCTCATTGGGCCAGCTACTGTTGCTAGACTTCAAGCGGTTAATCCCGTCAATTGGCTTAACTTGTTTATGGCGACACGGGCCATGAAATATGCCGAAACCGCCAACTTTGACCGTTACGGCAAAGGTTGGATGAATCGGTTGTTCACTGTTCACTCTCATGCCACGGAGAAAGACAATGGATCCGCTTAGTGCTGTCGCCGGTCTTGCTGACACCCTGATCAACAAGATCTGGCCCGACCCTGCTGCTAAGGCAAGCGCAGAGGCTCTTCTTATCAAGACCCAGATGGAGGCGGCGCTTGCCAGCGTCCAGCAGCAGATTGACATCAACAAGATTGAAGCTGCTTCTACGAACATCTTCGTTTCGGGTTGGCGTCCGTTCGTGGGTTGGGCGTGTGGGGCGGCTTTTGCCGCACACTTCCTCTTGCTCCCCATTCTTAACTGGCTTGCGCAGTTGTTTGGGCACGATTCCATCGTGATCCCGTTCGACATGAGCACCCTCTCAACCGTCCTCATGGGGATGTTGGGTCTTGGGACCATGCGTTCACTGGAAAAGATCAAAGGCGTAGCCTCAAAGTAACTGGAGACTGCCATGACTTACATCATGACGTATAGCTCGCTGACGACGACCCTGGAATCATATTTGGATCGTTTAGATACGTCACTGATTAGTGAGATCCCGACGTTTATCGCGTTGGCCGAAAACCGCATCGCCCGCGAGTCCAAGGTCCTTGGGCTTCGTCGGACAGTGGTTTCGGCCTTTGTGGCGGGCATTAATGTAGTGGACAAACCCCAGCGCTGGCATTCCACGGCTTACTTCAACTTCGGCACCGGAGCTACTTCCACGACACGCAAATGGCTTAAGAAGCGGCCATATGATTTCTGCCGGTATTATGCTCCAGACGGCACCGCCACGGCAGAGCCGCTTTATTATGCTGATTATGATTATAACCATTTTTTGATAGCGCCCACGCCAGACGCGGCTTACCCGTTCGAGCTTTCGTATTTTGAAAAGGTCGATCCTCTGGACAGTGTGAACACGTCGAATTGGCTTACTCTGAACGCCCCAGATTTGCTGTTGTATGCTTGCTTGTTAGAAACCGCGCCTTATCTGAAAGACGACGAGCGAGTAGCGGTCTGGCAAGCCTCTTATGATCGCGCTCTAGCTTCTCTGTCTGCAGAAGACCAGCAGCAGACGCGAGATCTTCGCATCAACAAGGCAGAAGGAATTCGCGCATGAGCGAGATGAGGAAACTCGTTAATCTTGCTTCCAAGCCCGGGGTTAAGCGGGACGGCACGGATCTGGAAAGCGATTTTTATAACGACGCCCAGCATTGTCGGTTTCAGCGCGGACGGCCCCGAAAGATGGGTGGTTATCGGCAGATGACGTCTGGTTTTGCTGGATTGTCTCGTGGGATGTTCATTTCGAATCAAACCGGGACGGTTAACGTTCACACGGGTTCGTCTTCTAAATTAGAGGCTTGTCAGTTTGATTCTACGGGCGTCGGCGCTGGCATAATTGACCGTACTCCGACCAGTTTTGCGACCAACACTTCGTACATTTGGACTATGGACGTAATGTATGACCCAACGGGGACCAGCACGGCTTTGTTGTTCGCGATGGCCGCGCCCTCGTTAGCTTCTATAGACGATGAGACCAACGTTCAGCTTTACTACGGCAACGCTAATAGTCTTAGTTCGGCTTTGACGGCGATGCCCGCTCCCGGTTCTTCCACCAAAGGCCCCGCTCAGGTGTCGGGCGGGGTGTTGTCTACTCCCCCGTATCTTTGGGTCTACGGCAACAATGGGTATGTTCAGTGGTCGGTTCCAGGGTCTCCGACTAACTTTTATGACTCCGGGACTGGTTCGGCTAACGTCACCAATCAAAAAATCGTCTGCGGCGCGGCCACTCGCGGCGGTCCTTCTCAGTCTCCGTCCGGTCTTTTCTGGTCTCTTGATTCTCTAATTCGATTCGGGTACGTCGGGAGCACGGCGGTATTCCGCTTCGACACGATTTCTAACCAAATCTCTATCATGTCTAATAAATGCGTGGTGGAATATGACGGCATTTATTACTGGCCGGGAACGGACCGCTTTTATGGCTACAACGGCGTCGTGACTCCGCTCCCTAACAATCTTAATCGTAATTATTTTTATGAGAATCTGAACCTTGCCCAAAGACAGAAAGTCTGGGGCATGAAGGTTCCCGCCTTTAACGAGATTTGGTGGTTTTATCCTTTTGGGACAGCCACAGAATGCACCAATGCTGTTATTTATAATGTGGCAGAGAACACATGGTACGACACGGCCCTTGCCCGTTGCGCGGGTTTTTACAACCCGATATTCGGGTTCCCGACAATGTTTGACACTGATTCTAGTTATCGTATATGGCAACATGAATACGGCGTTGACCAAATTGTGAACAACACCATTCAGGCTATCCCATCGTGGTTTGAAACCGCCAACATGTCGTTTGTTGACGAAGGCCCAATGAGAGACGGGTGGGTGGGCGGCGACAAGTGGATCCGGTGTATCCGGGTCGAGCCTGATTTTGTGCAAACCGGCGCATTGACGATGGACGTTATTGGTCGCAAATACGCCCAGTCGTCTTCGTGGACTGACTCATTTCCTGTCCCCGAGGGAACTGAGAAAATAGATGTTGGCAAGGGTTCCAGTCAGTCTGGTCAACACCGCATCATGTCTATTAAGTTTACCAGCAACGTCATTGACGGTGATTATCAACTAGGCGAGAGTTTGGCACTAGTTGACGTTGGCGACGGGAGGCAGTAAACTATGGATACTTCCGTTGTACCAGATCCCCGTGGTATGATGCAAGGAGAGTGGTGCGCGTCGATGATCGTTAGCTTTCCGGACGATTTTATCACCAACCTGCCCACTTCGGACCGCGACTCGTGGCTTAACTGGGCGCGGCGGCTGATCGAAGGCCCGACATTCGCGGCAGCTGGCATTCCCGACCCCATAGCTTTCCCGGATTGGCGCGAATGGGCCATCCGAGTATTACAGGCGGTAAACTAATGTCCAGAGAACAGCTGTACAACGTTAACTATGGCGATTCTTATGCTCCGTTGACCGGTACCGTAAACGGCGGTGCTCTTCCCCCTGTGACACCCGCCCCCACCAATGGCGGTGCTCTTCCCCCTGTGACACCCGCCCCCATCAATGGCGGTGCTCTTCCCCCTGTGACAACTCCTAACGCCCCGATCACTGGCAACCCTACCAGGAATTACGGCAGGAATCTTTCGGCCAATAACAACCTCAATACGTTGGGTAATGTGAATCGTCGCCCGTCCACTTTCGGCGCGGAACAAGCCGCCGCCAATTTGGCTACGGGTTTGGCTGCTCATTACGCTGATATCCCGGGGCGTCTGGGTAATCTTACGGGGCTTGGTGGTACTGCAACCGGTACGGCGCTTAGCAACGCATTGCCAGTTATTGGTGCCGTGGTTCCCGGGCTTCTAAATGGGAATCTTGCTCAGGCCGGTTTCGGTGGCGCGGGCGCGGCACTCGGCACCGCGATTCTTCCAGGTATTGGCACTGTTATTGGCAGCACGCTTGGGCAATTTCTTGGCGGAGCGATGGGCAATAAGGGTTTGGCTACTTCGACTTGGCGTGCGTATACGGACCCCGGCACGGGACAAATGAGCTTGATTGCCCCCGGTCAGAGCGAGAATTCTTCGTATAAAGACGTTATTGCACTAAAGCCAATTGCCCAAGGATATTCTAGCGTTCTTAATCAGTTCGCAGATAAGCTCGGTCTTAAGTATAATCCCGACGCCACTTCTGGTTTTGGGTACCGTGCTGGCAAAGGGTTCTTTTCGGACGCCACAGGCGGACAGACGTTTTACAGCGACCCTAACAAAGTAGCGCAGGTCGCTATTTACAACATGATGCAAAATCCGGATAAGTATTTTGCAAACATGTCGCCCGAACTTAAGAATCAGTTTACTAGTGGTAATTATAGGGATTTGCCTAGCTTCCTGCAGGGCATTAATTACGACACATACACTCCAGCTAATACGATGTCGCAGTCGGATTACTGGAATAATTATGGTAAGAGCTACTACAACCAGCACATCGACGACTACACCAACTACGCTAACAACTCTCTTAATTATTTGCGCAATTATATGAACCCAAATTTTGTGCAGTCTCAGCACCAAGGCACCGATCGTGGATATGCCTCTAATCAGCACGCACAGCAACAAGATAGGTCTCTTCCGACTGCTGGAAGCACCTATACAAACCCCTACGCCAATTCGGATCCGACTGGTGCTATTGGGTTTAATCCGAATATATCATTGTATCCAAATTCTGATAAGACTCCAGTCTATCGTTACGGGATACAAAGTGCGTCTCCTTTTGGTTATTCGCGAGGTTCAGACCCGAATACCACACATTTTAACACGTTTTTTAGCACTGATCGCCCAGCGGTTAACGGACTTACTTCCACTAACTCCGGGTGGGAGTCTCACCCGGACGATTATTGGAATACGTCTAACTATGCGAGAGCCAACCCGAATCTAACGGCGTCACGACAACTACAAATGCGACGGGATGCTAATCGATCGGCAGCGGGAAACAGTCGCAAGAACGGCGGTAGAATATCTTTTGCCCATGGAGGGGCGGTCATGAACAATGGAACTCAGGGTAACTGGAACATGGCCTCCCGACAGCCCCACATGTCCCATCCCGGTCAGTCTTTTGGGCGTTTGGCCCAGACACCGATGGCTTTTAAGTTTGCTCAAGGTGGAAGCGCGGACATGCAAAAGATCCAGGATTATGGCGCTCAGCAGAATCAGGAAAACATGATGCACCCGTCGGGCGGCTCTCCTCAGGAATTAGGGCCGTACCTTGGCCCGCCCCCGCCGCCCCCGCCGACTCAGATGGCCCCTCCGCAGCAGCCCCCGCAGGGAATGATGCCCCCGCAGGGAATGCCCCCGCAGGGGATGCCCCCGCAGGGAATGCCCCCGCAGGGAATGTCCCCGCAGGGAATGCCCCCGCAGCAGTTCGCTGAAGGCGGAATGGTTGGTGGTAATTTTAATACTTCAAATGGGATGCCCGACATGAAAACAGGCGATGGAAACCCGGGCGGAATGTATGGCCCCCCTCCCGGTGCTGGCGGTATGCCGATGGGCGGTGGCTTTGGTGGAATGGGTGGCGGCATGGGTCCGATTCCTCTTGGTGCTGGTGGAATGCCAATGGGCGGCGGTATGGGTGGTCCAAGTGGCGGTCAGGTGTGGGGAAGTCCCACATTTACTAGCCAGCAGGGCCTTGATGATTGGATGAAAAGTTCTGGCATTGATTTCACGAAGCCTCCTCCGGGTTATCCGGGTGGCCCGGGTGGTCCCCCTCTTGGTGCTGGTGGAATGCCGATGGGCGGCGGTATGGACATGGGCATGGGCATGGGCGGTAAGCCCCCCGGTGATTACACCACTCTTCCTGTTGGCCCCGGCCCGGGTATGGGCCTTGGTGCTGGTGGAATGCCAATGGGCGGTGGCTTTGGCGGAATGCTAAGAGTCGACCCTTATGCTGGGCAGACGTTTGTTGGTCCGGGTGGTGTTCCTATTCCAGTTGGTTTTGGTGGTCATGATATGGCTCGTGGCCCCATGGGTCCGGGTGGCGGTCCTCCTCCCGGCGGTGGCGGAATGCCGATGGGCGGTGGTTTTGGTGGAATGGGTGGCCCAATGGGTCCCCCTCCCGGCGGTGGCGGAATGCCGATGGGCGGTGGTTTTGGTGGAATGGGTCCGGGCAAACCCCCCGGCGATTATACCACCATGCCTCCCGGCCTTGGTATGATCGGTGGCGGTATGGACGGACGTTCTGGTATGAAGCCGCGCCAGCCCTCAGTAATGCCTGGGAGAGGCCCGGGGATGCACAGCGCCCCTATGGGTCCTGCCCATCGTCGCTATGCCTCCGGAGGCCCCGTCGGCGGTCACGGAGACCCCTCTCCGACCTCAGGTGGGCTGGCCCAGATTGGCGGTATGCTCGCTTCGCAGGGTCGGAATGGCGACAGCATGTTGGCGCATATCTCCCCAGAAGAAGCCCAGGTATTGAAGTCGCTGGGCGGTTCTGGGTCTATCAACCCGACTACGGGTCTCCCGGAATTCTTTAACCTTAGCAGCTTCCTTGATTATCTTGGGCCTAGCGCTGGCAGTTATCTTGGGTCGGCTCTTACGGGCGGCAACCCGATCGGTGCCGGTTTGGGTGCCGGTCTTGGCTCTTACGCCACTGGTTCGGACATCAAGAACTCGCTCCTCGCTGCGGCTCTTGGTTACGGCGGTGGTAAGCTGGCCCAGAGTGAAATGCTCGGCGGCTCCGGTATGACCGGTATTGGTCAGGACGTTTCCGATTTTACTGGTAGTATTGGGTCCAACATTAGCGACTTGTTCTCGGGAAATGCCCCAGGCACTGCTCAGCAAATTAAAGCAACTGGTGAAGGTGATTTTAGCAGGAACACTCCCACGTTTGAAAACACTCTTCTGGGCCGCGCTCCGCTGACCACTGGTGCTCTGATGGCAGCGGTTACGGCAATGGCTGGTGGTAAGAAGTCGTCTGGGTCTTCTGGTGATTCCAGTACTTCCAACGGCACACAGCGCCAGCGAGACGCCGCAGCGGAGAACGAGAGGCTCCAGCAGGAGCTTATTGACGCCGTACGAAATTCCGACGTCCTTCAGCGAGACAGAAACCCAACACCAGCAGACTATTACACCTACGGGTCTCGTCCGGAGCACCTGTACTTTACCGATAATTCGATCCCTGTTGGTGCTCATGCACGAGGCGGCGGTATCGATATGGGACAAGCACCCGCTCAGCGTGGTAAAATGCCGAGTCGATACGTTCGCGGACCCGGAGACGGGCAAAGCGATAGCATTCCGGCAGTGCTTAGCAACGGTGAGTATGTAATGGACGCAGACGCGGTTTCGGCTCTGGGCGACGGCTCCAACGAAGCAGGGGCTGCGAAGCTCGACCGGATGCGAATGAACATTCGCAAGCACAAGCGGGCTGCCCCGATGTCCAAGATTCCTCCTAAGGCCAAGTCTCCGGAGCAGTACATGAAGGGGGGCCGTTATGCCGACTAATTTTAGCGATTTCCTCTTCCAAGGAAGTCCACCTCCTAATACGACCCAGACTACCAGCAGTACGACCACTATGCCAGCGTGGTACCAAGAGTACCTGCGCGGCATGATCCAGCGGTCTAACTTGATTGCTGGGCAACAGTATCAGGGGTCCCCGGTAGAAAATCGTGTGGCCCCGCTTACTGCGGACCAGCAGCGAGCAGCGCAACTAACTGAGCAGGGAGTTGGTAGTTATCAGCCCAATCTTACCGCTGCTCAGGGCATGATTCAGAGCGCCACTGGGACTTTGCCGCAGAACATTCAGTCTTACATGTCTCCGTACAATAGTGCGGTGACGGATCGAATCGCACAGCTTGGACAAAGGAATCTGTCCGAGAATCTCATGCCAGCCGTCAACGACATTTTCACGGGGGCAGGGCAGTTCGGCGGTAGTCGTCATCAGGACTTTGCTAACCGCGCCGTTCGTGACGCGAATGAATCAATCTTGGGTCAGCAGGCTCAGGCTCTGGAGTCTGGGTATTCCACCGCTGGTAATCTGTTTAATCAGGACCAAAACCGGGGCATTCAAGCGGGTCAACAGATGGGTGCGCTCGCCCAGATGCAACAGCAACTGGCTCGTAATGATCAAGCCGCTCTGCAGTCGGTTGGTGCCACCCAGCAAGGCCAGCTGGAACGCGAAGCCGCTCTGGCTCAGGGCGATTTTGAACGGCAGCGCGACTATCCCAAGACTCAGGCTGAATGGCTTAATTCTCAGATCAAGTCGTTCACACCACAGGGCACTATTAATCAGTCTCAGACCGGCCCGGGTAGCACCTTCCAGCCGAGCGGTTTGGCCCAGCTTGCCAGCGCCGCGTACGGTTTTGGTAGTCTTCTGAATGGGGGTCAATAATGCCGCCTGATGAATTTGAATTTGGTGGGGCGCTAGGCGACCTCCCTGACGACATTATGGGCGACGATTCCGACCCCACTGCCGCTGCGGATTCCTTGGGCGGTTTGGGCGGTGTTCCCACCGGCATGCCCCTTCGGTCCATGACCCAGAGTCAGACCACGTACAGCCCAATGGGCAATGTTATTACTCCGGAGATGCAAGCTCAGACGGCCAGCGCGATGGACGCTTTCAGACAGGCCCAGGAACGGGCGATGGAGCTGCTAAAGCCCCCGGCGCAGAAAGGCCCGAATCTCGCATACATGGCTGCGGCGGCGGGCTTTGGCGCTCCGACCAAGACAGGCTCGTTCTTCGAGAGCCTTGGCAACGCTATGGGCGGGTACAGCGAAGCGGAGCAGAAGCAGCGGCTTATTGATCGCCAGTACGCCCAGCAAGCGGCCTCCCTTGGGCTTTCGTCGGCAGGCAAGAACGCCCAGCTCACCTTGGACCAGCAAAAGCTCGCGCTCCAGCAAGCCTTCATGAACAGGCGCACTGAAACCGCGCGGTATGGCAAAGACCTTCCATACCCTCCGGAAGTGATGGCCCAAAAGAAGCTGCTGTCTGGGTTGGCCGCTAGCCGTACTTTCTTGAACATGGCTGAGTCGGGCGCACTAAAGAACTTTTCGGAACTTGACCAAAACACTCTTAAAGAGGTCGCAACTCAGGGTGCAGCTGCGTCCCAAGCAATTATGCAAGTGCAGCACATTGAAGACGCTGTTAGAGACGGATTCACTGGTGGTAGGTTGAACGAAATTAAATCTGACATTGCTGCGGCTGTAACTGCCTTTGGTGTTCCCGCCGATGTGGTCGATACTTTTTATAATCTGAAGCAGGGCCAGACTATCGAGAACGCGAAAGTCAGCATGGCAAACGCCGTTGCTAAAGCTACTTTCGGTGGTCGTATTACGCAGGGCGAATTCTTGCGTGAACTTAATATGGCCACTGTTGGCATAACCGATCCAAACGAGGTCTTGATATCCGCTGCAAAGATTCTTAAAAACAAGATGCAGCCTGTGGCCGACCACACTTTGGAGTTGGCAGAAAAATACGCTGAGGCTACGCGGAACGCCAAACCCGGAGAGCCATTGTCATTTAGTCCGTTTGTTGAACACCAAAGATGGATTAAACAATACCCGGAACTTGTGCACAGCGGAGATGCTGCGGATAGAGCTGCCAACCCACCGAAAGACAACAGGCCGGTCATGCCTATGCCAGCTGGTGGGTTCACAGTTGGTCAGGTCGTGCAATTTCCTGATGGCAAGCACGAGTATAAAGGCGGCGATCCGAACACTCCGGGGGCGTGGGGGCCAGCACAATGACAAAACAGCCTTGGGAATACATTTTTTCGTCAGAACCCCCTCCTGAGCCTAAAACAATTAGCCCCACGGAGTATCGGTTCGAGGAGCAGACCAGCTTCGTGCCTAAAGGGCAGACTCTTGGGCATATGCTGAAGAACGTGGTGACAGGCGAAGACGAGACTCAGTTTCCAGATATCCCGACGCTTACTGGTGAAGAACTCCCGGATGTCGCTGGGTACGACCCAAGAGGGACGAAGCCGCGCACACCGATGTTTTCCGCAAACATGGCCGAAGCCCTACCGGGGAAACTAAATGTCCTGCTGAAGAGTTATCCGGAACTGCGAGATTCGGTCCGCACTGATAAGTTCGGTAATTACCTTATCACTCTCCCGAATGGCGAAGCCCGCTATTTGGATAGGCCGGGTCTTAC